GTTGAATTATATTATCAAGCATGGTTATTAAATCTTGTATAAAGTTATCGTCCTTTGACCATTCATCAAAGTATTCTAAGTTTACAGAAGACAAACAACATACTGCTGTTCTTTCTTCATCAGTTGGTAAAGTAATCTCTGAACATAAATTACTTTGACGTATCTTTAATCCTAAATCTTTTTGTTGTTTTGGTAAAGCTTCGTTACACTTATCAATATTGACCATGTAAGGCTCACCTGTTTCAGCCCTGGCATTTATTATTTGCCACCATAAGTCTCTAGCATTTATAACTTTAACAGCTTCATTAGTCTTAGGGTCAATCAATCTCCAGTCTTCATCTTTTTCTACAGCTTCAAGGAAAGCATTAGTAATGTTTACACCGTTATGAAGATTAAGATTTTTTCTGTTTATATCCCCACCAGATTCTTTTCTCATGTTAATAAACTCTTCAATCTCCGGATGACTTATATCCATGTAAGCTGCATAGCTTCCACGTCTAGTAGTACCTTGATTAAAGGCTAACATCTGTGAATCAACTACATGGATGAAAGGAATTGAACCAGTAGAACGACTGCCATGAGTAGTAGAAATACCGTTGCTCCTAATATCGCCCCAATATCCACCGATGCCTCCACCTGAACTTGCCAACCATATATTTTCATCATAGTGAGCAGATAAACCACTGCGACTGTCAGGAACATAATTAAGGAAACAACTGATAGGAAGCCCACGAGTGGTTCCCCCGTTACTAAGAATAGGAGTGCTAAACATGAACCAACGAGAGGAACTGTAGTTGTAAAGTCTTTGAGCCAACTCAAAATCCGTATCGCCTTTGAAGGTTGCTCCAAAGACTGATGCTCTTGCGAATGCTTCTTGTGCATGTGTTTCTCCTTCCCAAAAATATCTATCTTTGAGTGTATCTAAACTAAATTTATCAAATTCTTTTTCTTTATTATAGTTTATTTCAATTCCTAAGTAAGGCTTAGTTCCTATTTTATCCTCAACCATTATCTTGTTCCTTATTGTTTACATATAATGCTATTATAGCATAGTGAATTATTTTATACAAGTCTAAATTATTCTTTCCATTCTTTTTTCCAAACCTCATAGCATACTTCATAATGTTTCCAAGACAGAATCCTTCTCCGTATCCTGAATCAATTATCATATCTGTTGCTTGATACTTACCATTAGCATAATGTTGGTCATAAGTATTACCTATATAAGCCTTGACTTCGTTTACAATCTTATCTTCATTAAATTTATAATTCACTACTCTTCCATTCCTTTGGTAAACTTTCTTCGTTATACCATCTAAAGTTATTTGTTTCTGCCCACTCTGCATGAGTTCTTTTTGTCCCATCTTTTCTTACCTTTGCTCCCGGCATTGGAGAGAAAGGTTTTTGGAAAAGAAAGACTAACTCATAATTATCAGGTAAAGCATCCCTAATATGTATGTACTTACTATACTCCGCATAGTCCCAAAACCTACCTTTAGCTTCAATCAATATTGTTCTATCATCTATAACTTTTACAAAGTCAGGTTCATATGTATGTTTAACTACATAGTTTATGTTATCCCAATGATGACTCCAATCTTTTAAAACTGTTTGGTGTATTTCATATTCCCAAATACTATCATAGCCTTTAGGAACATTTACCTTTTTAGGTCTAGGTTTTCTTGGTACTCTTCTAGGCATTATCAATAGAAGAATCGTAGTTCTTAACTAGCTTCCAGTATTCAAGTATAGCATTAAACATACCTAGATGTCTTTCATGAGATTCTTCATCCCATATATGATATAATATTAATCCAGTGTCAGCTCTGTCTACAAAGATAGAAACTCTTTGAGGGTTATTTATATTACACCCTTGAGCATATGCTGATAACTGCATACCATGTTCATCATAAACTAACTTAGAAGGGTCCTTGCCTTTTAAATTATCTTTAGTTTTAAAGTCAACAAAGATTCCAGATTTAGAATATAAATCTATCTTACCACCATAGCCCGAATCAGCACAGAAAGAATCTTCTGCTATCCATTCTTCATCAGGAAAGTTTTCATCTAACCAAGCCTTGATAAGTTTGTAAGGTTTAGTTTTAGATATACCTAAGAATCCTTTTTCAATTTGATAATGAATCTTAGTACCTTTCTTTGCAGCTTCCATGCCAATCTTTTTAGAATCCATCTTACATCTGTAAGCAAAAGACTCAAGAGATTCTCCCTTATTTTTTTCAAGGGTAAGTGCAGAATTTAAAGCTTGATTTATCTTCCAGTTTTCTAGAGATGGTTTGGCTATCATACCTAAGATGGTGGTAACAGAAGGAACAAGACCTAGATTTTTAGCATCTCTAAGTGTTGTGTTCCTTTCTTTACCATTAGCACCTATGATTGTATACATAGGCTCACCATCTTGAGCATACCAATGTCCAGACTCAGACGTAAATTTATTATAGCTATCTAATTTAGTTTTGTCAATATCTTTTTTATTTTTCACGATGATTTACCCACCTTAATTTTCTTGTCTCTGGAATGAATAGTAAAAATCTAACATCTGCTTTCACTTGTTCCGGAGTTCTTGTTGATTTTGATTGCCAATGTGTCTTTTGATTAGCCCTCTTTTTTAAACCTGCTGTCTTAACATCTACTAATTTAATGTTACCTTCAGGGTCTCTGACTACTAAATCTATAAGTCCATCACAACCACAATTTTTAAATACTTCATATCCATTATCCCATAACCAAGTCACAGCATAATATTCAGCTAGGTCTCCTTTTCTACTGGCTGATTTTTCTTTAATGTGTTTCATACCAATTGTCTCCTATTTTATACTCACCTGTCAAGGGGCAACGCATATTAAAATACTCACTTGCTTTCTCAATAGCTTGAACTCCAAGTCTACCTACAAAATCTGCTTGAGATTCTTTGACTTGTATCTGCCATTCATCATGAATGTTGGCAACAAACTTAGCATCAAGAGTATTTAAGTTTATTAAATCTTGTAAGATACACATAGCTTTCTTCATAACAATGGCACCCCCGCCTTGTAATAAAGTATTAAGTGCAGCATGTTGACTACGTACATATATTTTACGACCATCTAATCCTTTAAGAAAACCTCTATTAGAAGCTTTCTGTACTTTTTCTTTCAAGTCTTTTAATGATGGTAAGTTTTTAAAGAAAGTTTGTTTTAATTCTTTACCTTTTTTTATACCACCACCTGCAACACTACCTATCTTAGCATCACCTGCACCATAAACTAATGCATAGATAAATGTCTTAGCTTGGTCTCTTGTTTTAAGACCTGCAAGATTTTGATTGGTAGTATGTATGTCTCCATTAATTACTTCTTCAATGTAATCAGGGTCGTCCATGTAGTGTGCTAACATTCTAAGCTCTAAAGAACTAGCGTCTATACCTACAAGTTTATAACCTTGAGGTACAGTCCAACATGAACGACACTCTTTACCATATGGAGAACCTGCATTTGGAACTTGTGCCATGTTAGGATTTCTGTGTGTCATTCTACCTGTAATAGTTCCATTAGGTATAACACTACCATGAACTCTATCATCTTTAAGTTCGTCTATCCAAGATGTAACTTGTGCAATTCTTTTTTGATAAAGTAAAAAGTCTGCAATCAATTTAGCTTCTCGTATATGTTCAATCTTTTTGAGAGTACCTTCATCTACAATAGGCTGACCTGTAGGTGTAAACTTAACAGGCTTCCAACCAAAGTCTATAAGATATTCACCAATCTGTTTACGACTACCTAAATTAAAGTCAACTAACTTTTGTCTCATAAAAGGTTCAAAGTTATTTGACATTTTACATTTATGATATTCAGCATCAGTTAATCCACGCTTAGATAACTCTCCATCTTTTTTAACATAAGGAGTTACCAATTTGTCATCTACTAATTTAGGTGTGAATGTATTATGTACTTCATCTTCTACTTCAAGTTGTTTTGTTTTAAGTTCAGCAAGAAGTTCCATAGCTTTTTGAGTATTAAAAAAGAATCCAGTTTTTTCTTGCTCTTTAATTATACTAGCAACTTGATGTTCAAGGTCTATAGATTTTTGACTAAATAAATTACCCTCTTTGATAAGGAATTTATATACAGCTTCATTTAGTTTAACATCTTGAATACAATACTCTAACATCTCAGGAGTATAAGAATCAAAGTCTTCAGGCTGTTCTTGTTTTAACATACCCACTCTCCAACCCCAAGCTTTTAAAGCATGTCCATTTTCACGAACAGGATTAAATAGTCTTGACATAACTAATGTATCTTCAAC